GAGCACAACATACTGATGAACTTAATCAATTTAATCAGTTATTGCCTAAAAATCCTATGGAAGCATATAGTTTTGCGGCACAAGCCTACAATCCTAAATTACAAGAAATTGGCTTTAAGAAAATGTTGCCACAAGAATTTGATTTATCTGAAGGTCAAAAACGCTACATGACAATGCCTGATGGTACTGTTAAAGAAGTTGCTTCGGGCGGTCAAAAATTCCGTGCTCCATTGCAAATTGATACTGGTACAGCAATTGAATTGCGTGATCCAAATAATCCAACTCTTGTATTGCAAAGAATTCCTAAATCTATGAGCCCTGCTGATGCCGCTAGATTAGCAGATGAGGGAATTATTGTTGGTGGTGGTGGTCGCTCTAATGCTCCTGCTGTTAACCCTGTTCCTATGAATAATGTGCCTGCTGTAACTAGCCCTGTTCAAAATGCACCACAAACATCTATTGCTTCCAATGCTCCTGCTTACGCTCAAAATGCAGTAACAATGCAACCTGTAAATGCAAACAATTTGCTTGTTCCGCCACAAATAAATATGGCTGGTGTTTCACCTAAAGAACAAAGAAAAATAGCTGGAACTCAAGCAGAAGAATTGCAAAAAAATGTTAAAAATTCTTATGAAGCCTACCCAGTAATTAAAGAAATTCAACAAATATTGCCAAATGCTACTGCTGGATATTTTGACCAAGCATATAAACAAGCTAATCGTGCATTTGGAAAGTCAACCTCATCATCACCAATTGATACTCAATTAGAAATTTTGGGTACAAAACTTGTAATGTTGCAACCACGCTTTGAAGGCCCACAAGGTGTTCGAGATGTAGAACTTTACCAAAAAGCCGCTGGCGATATTGCAAATGCAAGTTTGCCTATTGCAGACCGTATGGCTGGATTAGAGCAAGTAAAAAATATTTACAAGCGTTATGCACCCAATTTAGATTGGACTTTTGCTCCAACGCCAGTAGCTGTTCCTAAAGCAAACGCACCGCAACAAACATCTAAAGTGCCTGCTGGAGTTGACCCAGCGGTTTGGGCTGTAATGACCCCAGCAGAGAAATCATTATGGAAATAACAGTAGAACAGCAAAAAGCATTAGCTATGGCTAACGCTCGTTTGCGTCTATCACAGGCACAGCCCGAACAGGGCAATATGTTTACGCAAGGTGCTGAAGATATACAGTATTCACCTGAAGGCATCCCATTAAGCACTTCTTCTTATGGTTCTGCCCCTACTGGTTATACAGATTTAGCAAGACGCACATTAACCGCTACTACAGCTTTGCCAATCAATATTTCTACTGGTGCGGCTAAATTACCTGCTGGACTTGTGCAAGCGTATGACAAATATTTAAGTGGTGGCACAACTGGCGACAATATGGTTAATACCATTAATCAAATTGAAGCTGGTACTCAAGCACAAGCTGGAAACATTGGTAAGCGTATATTGCAAGGTGGTAGCATAGCTGGCGAAGTTGCTCCTTATTTAATGTCCCCTGTAAAAGTGGGAGCACCTACATTTTTAGAAACTACTGCCGCTAGGGTTGCCCCAAAGGTAGCTGAATATGCTGGTCAAACAAGTAAAGTTGCTGATGACATTATTGGTGTTTTACCTAGTTTTGGTCAAAAAATGCTTCCAAGTTCAAAATTGGTTCGAAATGTAGCTAAAGGTACTGCAATTGGTGGTGCTACAGCAATGACTTCACCTGAAGAAGTAGGCTTGACACCTGAAGAATTTGCTAAAGAAAAAGCAAATAAAGTTAAAACAGCTATGGCTATTGGCGGTGGTTTGCCAATCGTAGGAAGCACATTATCTACATTAAATACTGCTACTGGTTTAAATCTTGGTCGCAAATTAACTGAAACCCCAAGTGCTGATGAATTGCTTGCTAAATCCAAGAAATTGTTTGGTGAAGCAAAAGACATGGGAGTTGAAATAAATTCAACTAAATTTAGTCAAGATATGGGCAAAGTAGCTCGTGAACTTGAAAATGAAGGTTTTGACCGTGAATTATTCCCACGCATTCAAACTGTATTAGATCGTTTGCAAGACACTACTACATCAAAAGATTTAACAAAACTTCAATCATTGCGTAAAATGATTGCAACTATACAAAAGTCAAATGAACCTGAAGAACGCAGATTTGCTTCTATGTTAAAAGGTGATTTTGACTATTACATGGCCAATTTGCCTGAACAAAAAATAGCAGGTGGCACAAAAGAAGCATTAGACAAATGGAAAGAAGCCCGTGATACTTACGCTCAATTAAGTAAAGGCGATATTTTTGAAGCTATGCTTGAAAAAGCAAAAACTCAACGCAATGTGCTTACCCAATCAGGCGAAGAAAACGCATTGTTTAGAGAATTACGCAAATTAGCTGAAAATCCAAAGCGTATGCGTTTGTTTACACAAGCTGAACAAACTGAAATTAAAAAAGCCGCTGAAGGCGGTAATGTGCAAAATGCAATGCGTTTTTTAGGTCGTTTTACCCCTACAGGGCCAGTAAGCGGTATTTTTGCTGGCGGTGCTTTATTGGCTCATCCTGCTGTAGCTATACCTTTTGAAGCCGCATCTATGCTATCACGGGCTGGTGCAACTAAAATTCGTAAAGATGATGTAAAACAATTAGCCGCAATGATGAGAGCAGGTTATAAACCTGAAATGGTTGCTAATTCAAAATTTTCTCAAGAACAAAAAGATTTAGCTAAATTACTATTGCTTCAAGGAACTGAAAGAGGTATGACTAAATGAGTAGAAACGGATCGGGTACATATACCCTACCTGCTGGTAATCCAGTAGTAACTGGCACAACTATTAGTTCTACATGGGCTAATAACACTCTTACAGATATTGCTACAGCCTTAACTGGTTCATTAGCGGCAGACGGACAAACTACCGCTACTGGTGCTTTAAAAATGGGTGCTAATCGCATTACAGGATTGGCTAATGGATTAGCATCAACCGATGCCGTTACTCTTGCCCAGTTAAATGACCCGTCTATTACTGGAAACGTAGATATTGCAGGTACGCTCCACGTTGCAGGTGCTACTACGCTTGACAGCAGTCTAACCATGAATAGCACAGACAATTTAAAGCTACCTAATGGAACTACCGCACAAAGACCTGCTACACCTGCAAGTGGAATGATTCGTTTTAATACCACTTTAAAGCAGTATGAAGGGTATACATCTTACGCAGGTGCAACAATTAGCACCATTACTTATGTTACTACTACAGCTACCTTAACAACTGCTACAGCACACGGTTTATCTACTGGAAATACGGTATATATCACGGGTACTACTCCTGCCGCCTATAGCGGTACTTTTGTAATTACTGTTACAGGAACGACAACATTTACTTATACAATGTTATCTACTCCAAGCGGTAACGCTTCTGTAGTGGGTTCATATACATACGGTAACTGGGCTCAAATTGGCGGTGGTGCTACAGGTGCAGGTGGCGATCAAGTATTTGTAGAAAACGGTGTAACCGTAACGGCTAACTACACACTAAGCACCAATAAAAATGCTATGTCTGTAGGGCCAATTACGATTAATTCAGGTATTTCAGTAACAGTCCCAACAGGGCGGAGATGGGTGATTCTATGAGTTCAGTAATTATAAGTGGCGATACATCAGGGGCTATTACATTAGCCGCACCTAGCGTAGCTGGTACTAATACTATTACGCTTCCTGCAAATACAGGAACAGTTATTACTACTGCATCTACTTTTGCAGGAACAGGCCCAGCTTTTAGTGCATATAAATCAACAAGTCAAACCCTAACTCATAATACTAATACTTTAGTTACTTTTGACACAGAATCTTATGACACAAATAATAATTTTGCGTCTAACAGATTTACTCCAACGGTTGCTGGTTATTATCAAGTTTGCTGTGTTATTGACTATCAAGGTACGTTTAATAGGTCTTATTTTTTAAATAATTTGCTTTATAAAAATGGTGCAACCGTAAAGTCTACTTCTGCATCTTTAGTTATGGGTAATGGTGGAGAAGTTTCAGTAGCAAATAACCCACCGCCAATTTATATGAATGGTACGACAGATTATCTTGAGCTATGGGCGTATTCTTTTGACTATACAGCGTCAACGTCAACAACTATTAATGGAACTGCGTTACTTACCAGTTTTGGTGCTTATTTAGTGAGGACTGCATAATGACACTTGTTGAAAAAATTCAAGCGTTGTACCCAGAAATTCCAAATGAGCCTTGGTTTTTACATGGCATTATTATTCAAAACAACAGCGATGGTAAGGGAGATTACATTGCTAAGTGGGAACACCCTACTTTAGCTAAACCAACAGATGAGGAATTAGCATAATGACAGCTTTAATTAACGCAGATACAACTTCAGGAGTAGTAGTTACTTCTGATACTAGCGGTAATCTTGCCTTGCAAAGTGCTGGAACTACTAAATTAACTGTTAGTTCTAGTGGTGTAACAACAACTGGTACAACTTCACTTTCTAACTTAACTGCAACTGGTACTTTTGGCGGTGGTGTAATAACTAGCGGAACAGCGGTAGCTTCTACCAGCGGCACAAGTATTGACTTTACTTCTATACCAAGTTGGGTCAAACGTATTACTGTAATGTTTAATGGAGTTTCTACAAGTGGAACTTCAAACATTCAAATACAAATTGGCTCAGGAAGTGTAAGCACATCAGGATATTCTTCTTCTGCTACTTTTTTTAGCTCATCAGGTTCATCATCAACATCTACTGCTGGATTAATTCTTACTTCTCAACTTGCTGCAACTTCTGTAAGTAATGGAAACATTATGTTGTGTTTACAAAATAGCAACACATGGACATCTTCTGGTGTTTTATCTTTAGTTACATCTGCCGCCACTCAATTTAGCGGGGGCGTTTCTTCTACTCTTGGTGGCACTTTAGACAGAGTGCGTATCACCACAGTAAACGGCACAGATACATTTGACGCAGGTTCTATCAATATTCTTTACGAAGGTTAATCATGACACACAGAATTGAAGTAAATGTCCAAACAGGCGAAACTACTCAAATTGAATATACAGCAGAAGAACAAGTTATTTATGATGCCGCAGTAGCGGCTGAAACTGTTGTTGAAACACCTGTTGAAGTAGAAACACCTGCTGAACCTACACAAAAGGCTTAATTATGGCAATTACAATTTCAGGCGATTCACCAAACCTAACTTCGGCTAATTTATCTAGTCCTACTATTACTGGTGCTGTTGTATCTTCAATGGCTAGTAGTGTTATTACTGCTGGTACTGCACAGGCTTCTACATCAGGCACTTCTATTGATTTTACTAGCATACCTAGCTGGGTAAAGCGTGTAACTGTAATGTTTAATGGAGTTTCTACTAGTGGTTCTTCTATTGTTCAAATTCAAATAGGTTCTGGAAGTGTAACAACTTCAGGATATGCTGGTTCTTCAACTGGATTGGGTGTAGCAACAACAAGTAACCTATATACAAGTGGATTAGTGTTATTCACAAATAATGAATCTTCTTCTGCTGTTAGAGTTGGACAAGCAGTATTAACTTTAATTTCAGGAAACATTTGGTCAATGACTGCAAACATAGGTTTAACAAACATTGCAACAACCTGCTTGTCATCTTCTGTTGTAACATTATCAGGAGTTTTAGACCGTGTTCGCATTACTACAGTAAACGGCACAGATACTTTTGATGCAGGCTCAATTAACATTCTTTACGAGTAAGCTATGTCGTTTGAAATTGACCCCGTTAAATACGGTCAACTTTGGGAAAAGGTTGACCAACTTACTGCCAAAGTAGATAAGCTAGAAGAAGGCATGGAAGAACTGCTTGCTTTAGCTAACAAAGGCAGGGGTGGATTTTGGGTTGGAATGATGGTGGTATCAGGTATTAGTTCTATTGTTGGTTTTATAGCACACTACTTTTCAAGTAAATGATCTTAGAAACCATTATTGGTGCTTTAGTCCCCGTAGGCATAGACGGCATTAAAAGCCTAATTGGAATGGTTATTGGCGGTGTAAAACCTATTTCTGTAGATGAACAAATTAAGTTAGACCAAAACGAAATAAACAAGCTACAGGCCATTGCCCAGTTAGATAACCCTTACGGTACACCTAGCCAATGGGTAATTGATTTGAGGGCATCTAGTCGCTATTTAGGGGCATTGTTTGTCATTGTCGTAGGTATTGGTACATTGTTTTTATCGGTTACCCCTGAAATTCAAAGAATTGGCATAGAAGCCGCCAACATTGCTTTTGGTTTTTTATTTGGTACTCGCATTATGGCTAATTTAAAGAAATGATAAACAGCCGAAGCCTTGATGACTTGATAGCCCCTGCAAAAGAGCGTGTAGAGCGTTTTATAGAGTTATGCAAGGCAGAGGGTATAGATTTGCTTGTGACCTCTACATACCGTGATAATGAATCACAACAGGCTTTATACGAACAAGGTAGGACTACGGCAGGAAAGGTGGTAACTAATGCTAAAGCAGGTGATTCTTGGCATAACTGGCGTTGTGCTGTTGATGTCGTACCTATGGTCAACGGCAAGCCTGACTGGGATGGTTCTCACCCTGTATGGGCTAAAGTCGGGGAATTAGGAAAACAAGCTGGTTTGGAATGGGCTGGAGAATGGCGTACATTCAAAGAATTAGCCCATTTTCAATACACGGGTGGTCTTACCCTTACCGACCTTAAAAACGGCCGTCAAATCGCTTAAAACATTTGTAGGTCAGATTGCGGTATAAAAAAAGCTGAACGGTCACGGCCTTTTACTTCCCGTTTTTGCCAATATTTTTGCTGTTTACCGTTCTTGCCTAAAATAAAACCCCGTATTTTGTAATGCCCATTTTTACCCGTTAAAAGCCAGTAATTCTTATTGTCTTTATCACGGTGGTGCAGTATTAAATGCCCGTCATCGTACTCTGTAGTTCTTACATCTTCTTTCCCTACATCGTCAGCGTCAGGATATCCAACACCTTCCCAATAAACACCCAAATGCTTTGCTAAAGCGTATTCTGATAAAGCACCCTCTATTTGAAGTTTCCAATCAGTATTAACATCAAGCCCGTACATTGGCCTAGCGTTACGCTTTAAAAATTGCAGATGCCGCAATACACCAACTTGAGCGGCCATCATTATTTGGGTGTTGGATAAAACTACTTCAATCATATTGCATTACCGTGCATTAAGTAATTAGTGCCAAAAATAATGACGCAAATAAAGATGGCCATCAAACCGCCTAAGATAAAATCTCTCATATCAATCTCCTAGTGAAATATTTTGTAGCGTGGGTTGCAAGTAACTTCTACTGGAACATCTGTGGTAACACCGTTAATCTTACGCTTTGCCGTAATCACAATAGGGCGTGTGCCAGCATCTTCACATTCATTGATGCCAAGAATGACTTGAGCACGGGTCATGTGAAACGCTTGTTTATCGGTTTCTAGCGTGACATTGGGTGGTTCAAAAGAACTGCAACCAACTAGGGCTAGTGGTGCTAATAGGTATAAATATTTCATGCTAATTCCTTTGTTTTGTTTTCGATTATTTCCCAAAGGTCTAGTTCATAAACCATTTCGGTAATGTCGTTGTCACCAATGTAAGCGTAAGAGATTTCGTTGTTGTAACCACGCAATTCGATTTGAGTATTGCCGTAAGTTACTGAATCTATGTAATGACCGTCTTTCATTTATTTCTCCTTTTTCACTTCCCAATGAAGTAATGCAATTATCTATTAAGTTGGCTTAACTTTACAAAGTTTATTTATAAGGAAAACCCTTATTTTTGTAAAAATGCAACAGGGCAACATTTGGCAGTTGATAACTGTTAGGTTGAAAGCCGCAAAAACCCTAACTTACTGCATCCTGTTATGGCGGCTTAACGCCCTAATAAGGTGGGGTACTCGCTCCGTGATGCTTTCCCCCATGATTACAAATTGTTTTTTACTTGGTAAAACCTTAATAAATGCTGAAAGCACTCCCAGCCCTTTTGAAGCTGGGGTTCTTCCACTTCTATTAATTTTACTTGGTTAGTCATGCCATTGACAAATACGATGGCACAGCGAGCATTGGGCAAGTTTAGGCCTTCACGATATGCCGCTAACTGTAGTTCATGTTCGAACCATACATCAATTTTATCAAGATCGGTGGTCTTAGTCTTAAAATCTACTATAAAACCTGTACCCTTTCCGTTGATGGGTTTAGCCATTAAATCGCATTTGCCACCAAACCCTAGCGGATGCCCAAAAGACTTCTCTGCAAGCCACGGTTGCTCTCCAAAGGCATCTTTAAGTACCTTGTCAATCTCATCAAGATAAGCTGGCTTTTCAGGCATATACACTTGTTCAAAGTAGCTTTCAATAATGTTATGAATAGCCGTACCACGCTCTGCCGCTTCCCTGCCTGTGGCCTTACTATCTTTCATTACCCTAGATAGCCAAACCCCTTCTTCTTCCCTTTCTAGGCGAGGTAGTGTAAGTGCGGCAAGGATAGCCTGTTCTGCAAGCCATCGCTGTAACCCTTCACCTTTGTTTGCGACATTGATGATGGTGGTAACTGAGGGCAATAAACCAAGTTTTTTGGCATCCCTGAGTGTTGTCGGTCTTTCGCCAGTTTTGCCGATGGTTGTATAGGCTGGAGTGCCTTGGGTAGTGTACCAATGACCATTTTGCTCTACCTTTTCAGTAATTATCATCAAAAGGGTATATCCGATAAGTTGTCATCTTCTAGTTTAGGAGCGTTCTTTTCACGCTCTTTCTGACCACGCCACTCAGATGATTCGGCAATCTTTTCTTTGTAATACTTTGGCAACGCATCGTATTTAGCTTGGTCAAATTCTGCCAACCAAAAATGAACTGGTGGGTTAATACCTTCAGGCTGGGCATTACGCAACGCTGTTGGTACAGGGCTGATACCGCTGATGTTAGCGTAACGGCCATCTTCTGAATGGGTAATATTGACCATACAGAATTTCCCTAACAAGTTCTTAAGGTCAAAGTTCTTTCTATCTTCTGCGGTCATTTTCTTGTTAGACCACGCTTCTAGGTCTTGACGCAACCGTGCCTGATCTCCAAGACTGACAGTATAACGCTTAGACACAATTAACGGCTTTCCGTCATCGGTCTTTAATGGAGCACCGCTATCGTCATCACCATGCAACTCCCAAGTCAATACGACCTTGTGCATGATTTTGGTTTCGCCAGCCCATTCGGTAGCCTGATGCCCTAGGTCAATGACCGAGTACAAACGAGCCATGTGGTTGCCAGCAGGGGCAATTTTAAATTCTTTACTGTTATCTGAAATAATCATGTTAGTTCCTAAAAATGTTGGAAAAGTCATCAAATACTGCCTTTAATACAGGGTTTGGTTTAACAGGCGAGGGTAGTCCACACGCATAGCGTAGGTCACCAATTTCGTCTGCGGTTAAGAAAACCCCATCTTCGAGGTCTTTAAAGATGCGTTCCAAATGTTGTTGGAAGCTGTGAAAGTCTTGATCTTGCTCACTCATACGAGTTCTCCTATTAACACGGCATATACCGTACCACAATTTTAAGCCAGCTTAATTTATAAAGCAACAACTATTTGCAAATATGTTGTAAAAATGTTAAGATAGCTTATGAACGCAACAGCAATAATTAAACTTCTTGGTGGCCCTACCCGTATCAGCAAGCTGGTAGGAACATCTGTTGCGGCCGTATCTATGTGGAAAAATGGCGATATTCCGCATGACAAATTGATGATTTTGGCGGCAACTTTAGAAAAAGAAAGCCACGGTTTAATCACCCGTAAAAGCCTATTTCCAACAACTTATAAATTAATTTGGCCTGAACTTGAATAACATTACCTTGTGCTGTATTGATTCGGCACAGCCTGACAAAGCTATAAAAGCGATGGACAGGTGCAAAAAATACTTTAATTTTGGCGGTGAAATCTTTATAAATGACCCCAAAATCAATAGCCGCCAAGCGTATAGCAAATTTATCCTTCAGGAATTGTATAAACAAGTCTATACGGACTTTGTTTTAATAGTTCAATGGGATGGGTTCATTATCAATCCTGACGCTTGGAATGACCAATTTTTAAATTATGACTACATTGGAGCGGTATGGCCGTGGCATAAGGAAGGTAGACGGGTAGGCAATGGTGGCTTTAGCCTACGCTCAAAGCGGCTTTGTGAATTAACCGCCAGCCCTGAGTTTGTATATACAAATGAAAATGAAGATGACCAAATTTGCCATGCAAACAAGGATTTTTTAGAAATTCAAAGTATCAAGTTTGCACCTGAAGAAATAGCCCGTTATTTCAGCTTTGAGCGTGAATTGTCCAATATTAAAACTTTTGGTTTTCACGGAGATTTTAATTTTGAAAGAGTTGGGGTATAATTGCTGGGCAGATTGAACCCTGTTTTGTTTTAACCAGCTAGACCCTTTAGGGTTGCTTTGAGCGTTTTTGAAAGGCTGGCTGGTCTTTTCTAAAGCGGGTTCAACTTAGAGCAACCTTAAGGGGTTTTTCTATTTCTGCCTAGCCCGTTCTCAAGCGTGTTGCAACGGTAAAGGCTGTAAATACTCTAGAAACTACTAGGTGCAATGCACCCTCATTTAGCCGTTATTGCTTGGCTACCTAAGAGAACCGTCCTGTATGGATAGACCGATGAGTGATAAAGACAGACCTAGACACGCCTAAGACATCGAAGCAATATATAAACCTCAGAACTAAGCAAGACTGACAAGCTATTCCTCATAGTAGGGATAGCTATGCCCTTGAATCTTGCAATCCTGACAAAAATACAACACTAAGGGTTTTCCTTATAAAATATACAAAAATAAAGCTTTACATTATTAAGCTAGCTTAACTATAATTGTTTTACTCAATCCGAGTGAGATAGATAAGGAGTTTCAAAAATGGCATCAAAAAAACCAACACAAGACTTTCAAGCGATTTATAACGAAGCTTTAGCCGCTGGCCGCAAAGCTGAAAATGATTGGGAAGAAAAGCATGGTGAAGATAACTATTGCGGATTTGCATGGGTAGAAATTCCTAATGGCCGTAGCCCATTTGTTAACTGGTGCAAAAAAAACGGCATAGGTAGCAAACATTGGCAAAAAGGCTGGCAAATTTGGCGTTGCACTGGCAATGGCACGCAATGTATGAATATTTTGGAACAGGGTGCTAGTGCTTTTGCTGGCGTATTAAAAGACCACGGTATCGAAGCTTGGTGGAATTGCAGAGCCGATTAACAATAAGCCCCTACGGGGGCTATTTCTTTTTGAAAGATAAAAATGACAGCAAAAAAAACAATTGTAAAAAAACAAAAGCCGCTTACTAAATTGCAATTAGCAGAACGCAAAGCAAACAACATGGAATGGGCCATCATCAACGCATACAACAATTTTGATGAGCTTTTTGCTTTGTTACGTTTAGTTAGGGACTATACCCAAACAGATGAATTTAACAAATGGACTGCTAAACACGCTTTAAATGGAATTTTTACTAATGCAATTAATATTCAAACCAGCATGATGGATGAAGCTGGAATTGAATATTAATGTTGCGTTTTTACCACAATTAAATAAAATAATTATTAACATTAAGTTTGCTTAACTATACTCACAATATGGAAAACTTAATGTTAATTTTCTCTGTTGGAATCTTTGCCATACTTGGTGCGGTAATGCTACTTTTGTTCATAATTCTTTATTGGGTAAAAACATGACTTGGAATTTACGTTTGGTAAATATGAGTAGTCCATATGAGGATTACTTTGAAATTCGTGAAGTGTATTACGATGATATGGGTAAACCCATTGCACACAGTCAAGCATCTATTGGTGGGGAAGATAGACTAGAAGTTGATAGATACATTGAACTGGCTAAACTGGCACTTGATAAACCTATTCTAAAGTTTGCAAACAATGAAGATACAAGTAAAGATACTGAAAGAGAATAAAGATGGATCGGCTAACGCTGAAGTTATCTTTGACAAAAAAGGACTTGAAGTCCTTGTCCAATGGGGGATGGTCGCTTTGCTTACCGCAGCAGTTGATGAATACGCAGTTAGACCTGATAAAAGCAAAAAAGCTACTACCAAAAAATGATTGAAACTTTAGTTAAACCCCAGCCGCTTGATAACGACATTGCCGTAATGAAGATATTGCAATTGATGGGTCAGCTATCTTTAAACGTCATTGAATACATCACCAAAATAACTTCACAAGTAAGCAGTTTAATAAGCGAGAAATCACAATGACCTTTGCTGTTTTTTATGGTTTATATCCCCGTAAAATGGCTCGTAAAGACGCTGAAAAGGCTTGGAATAAGCTAACCCCTACGGAGCAAGCAGAATGTCTTGAAGCTATGCCTAATTACCTTAAATACTGGAAGATCAAGGAAACGGCTAAAGATTACATCCCATACCCTGCGTCATTTTTAAACGCTCAACGGTGGACTGATGAAATTGACATCGAACCTTTAAAGAAACCTGAATTGCCGTTTTACGCTACAGAAGAACTAACACTTAAAAAAGCACAAGAAGTAGGGGTTACTCCCTATGCTGGTGAAGGTTGGCAACAATTACGGGCAAGAATTAGTC